GAGCGAGAACTATGCCGCGCAAGCCGCCCACGGTGAAGCACCAGACGCAGGCTTGGACGCTCCAGTCCATCGCCGAGCGCGACCGCGAGCCGCTATGCCGGATGTGCAAGGCGGCGGGACGGCTCACGCCTGCGGTGTGCATCGACCACAAGATCCCGCTCGCCGAGGGCGGATCGATGCACGACCCCGAGAACCTGCAACCGCTTTGCGCCTCGTGCCATCGCAAGAAGACCGCGATCGAGGGACGCGAGCGGCAGGCCGACCGTGGCCGATTCCCGAGCGAGGGTACGGTCGTGCTCGGCGCGCCGGCATCGGGGAAGACCACGCTCGTGAACACGCACAAGGCCGAGGGAGACTTCGTGTGGGATCACGACCGGGTGCTCGCGGCGATGCGTGGGCGTGAGTTCAGCGGCGAGCCAGACGGCGACGCTAGCGCGCTCGCGTTCATGGGGCGACTGCGGCGCAGCGTGCTCGAAGCGTGGCGCGACGGGTGGATCCCAGGTCGGCTCTGGTGGATCACGACGAACGCCGACGAGGCGCGCGCGTTGCGCGATGAGTTCCCGCGTGTGCGGCTCATCGTCGTGCGCGCAAGCCTCGACGATCTCGCGAAGCGCATCGAGGCGCGCCGGCTACCGCGCGAGCGCATGATCGAGATGCTGTCCGCCGCGCGAAACATTGCGGCGAGCATCGATGCGAGCGGGTTATCGGTGGAGACGGCGTTATGAGGACGCGCGATGAGGCCGATACAGCGGGTCGCGGCGCGTCGATCGCCACCGATGCCGCGAACATCTCGGGAGATCGATGCAGATTCGCGCAAGATCGCGTAAGATCGTGCGCGATGGGGGTATGGGGTTATAAAGTTTTGGGCCTCATAGACGGATATCCCCTCGAGCCTGGGCGTACGCGATTCGGACGGTTTTCTAGGATTTTGTATTGACAATGGGACTACGCGGCCCTGCACCTAAACCTGCCAAGTCCCTGCGACTCGCCGGGAGCGAACTCGCGTCCGCTCGCGAGCGCGCCGAGCCGCCGAGCGACGAGGTTCTACCCGAGTGTCCCGCGTGGCTCGACGAGGTCGGCCGTGCGGCGTGGGCAGACTGGCTCCCGCGCATCGCCGCGATGAAGATCCTATCGAGCGGAGACCGGGACGCGCTCGCGCTGATGTGCGACACATGGTCGCGCTACCTCGCGGCCCGGGAGAAGGTCGTGAAACTCGGCGAGGTGATCCCGCTCAAGAACAAAGACGGCTCGCTCCGCCTGCTCAAGCGCAACCCGTATAGCGCGATCCTGGCGGAGCATGGCGAGCGTCTGCGACGGATGATGAGTGAGTTCGGTTTGAGTCCAGTAGGTCGCGCCCGTATCGGCGCAGCAAAGGAGCAAGCACCAGATGAGCAAGTCAAAGACATCTTCTCCCGCCGTAGACCGGGGGCTTGAGGTCGAGCGCGTCGAGGTCTCGACGCTGCTCAACGATCCCGCGAATGTCCGCAAGCACAACGAGCGCAACCTCGAATCGATCAAGGCGAGCCTCGCCCGGTTCGGACAGCAGAAGCCGATCGTGGTCGGTCGGGACGGCGTGGTGATCGCCGGCAACGGGACGCTCGCGGCGGCTCGATCGCTCGGATGGAGCATGATCGACATCGTGCGGTCGCATCTCACGGGAGCGGAGGCGACGGCCTACGCGATCGCCGACAACCGGACGGCCGAGCTCGCGGAGTGGGACGATGACGCGCTCGCGCAGCAACTCGCCGCGCTCCAGATCGAGGACGAGGAACTACTCGCCGTGACGGGATTCGACGAGAAGGAACTAGAGGCGATGTCTGGGCCGGCGGAAGTTGAAGAGGACGAAGTTCCAGAGCCGCCAGTAGATCCGATCACGAAGCCGGGCGACCTGTGGATTCTCGGCGATCATCGCCTGCTCTGCGGCGACTCGACGAAGGCGGAGGATGTCGATCGACTGATGGCGGGGGCGAAGGCGTCATTGTGCTTCACCTCGCCTCCTTACAACAGCAAAGACGGAGGATACAAAACAGATTACAGCGGCAAGACGAAGAAGTTCTACAACCACAAGTGCGACGACAGGACGGAAGATGAGTGGGTCGAGTTCTGCAACGAAGTTCTTTCCCTTGCCTCTTCTCACCTGGAGTCAGAAGATTCTCCTGTCATCTGGAATGTCATGTATACGGCCAATTGCAGGTCGGGCTATGGGCGGACGATGTTCGCGGGAGCCCACGGTCTTTCCGTGAAAGAAACGATCTGTTGGGATAAAGGCTCTGGATTCCCGACAGCGTCCAGAGGGATTCTTTCGAGAAACTGGGAGCTAGTGTTCGTGCTGTCAAAGGGAAATAAATACACAACGACACAAGGTGAGAATGAGCCGCGATGGGCAAAATGGGACATACCGCGACCGAAGCAACAAGAAGAGCACAAGGCCACCTTCCCGGTTGATTTGGCGGCGCGGGCTATGTGCGATTTCGGCGCAAAGGGCGACAGCGTCTACGAGCCCTTCTGCGGCTCCGGCACCACGCTGATCGCCTCCGAGCAACTGGGCCGCAAGTGCTACGGGATGGAGATATCTCCGGCCTACTGCGATGTCATCGTGAAGCGATGGGAGACGCTTACGGGCAAGAAGGCCGAGCGTGGCGCGTAAGCCTCGCGCCAAGAAGCCGGCCGAGCACCCGGCCGCGAAGTGGAACACGATCCCCGGCTATGACGCGATCGCGACCGCAGGCAACTGCACCTTCGACGAGCAAGCCGCGCTCCATGTGATCCGGTTCATCGAGACCGCGTGCAAACTCACCACGAGCACTTGGGCCGGCCTACCGTTCACGCTGCTCCCGTGGCAGAAGGCACTCATCGCCAACGCCTACGGTTGGATCCGCCCGGACGGCACGAGGCGGTATCGTCGCGTGCACATCCTCGTCCCGCGCAAGTGTGGCAAGACCGAACTCGGCGCGGCCCTCGCGCTGTATCACCTTCTCGCCGACGATGAGCCTACGCCCGAGGTGATCTCGATCGCTGCCGACCGCGCGCAGGCGGGCCGATGCCTCGAGGCGGCGAAGCGCATGGTGCGGGCCGAGCCGATGCTCGAGAGCCGCACCGAGGTCTATCAGCACCGGGTGATCGTGCCGAGCACGGCCGGCGTGTACAAGGTCATGTCCTCGGAGGCTCCGAGCGCGCACGGCCTGAATACGAGCGCGTGCATCGCGGACGAGGTGCACGCGATGGAGAATCGGCGCGAGCTCTGGGAGGCGATCGAGACGAGCGTCGGCGCGCGCCGGCAACCGATGCTCGTGACGATCACGACCGCCGGCACGCTCCGCGAGAGTCTCGAGTTCGAGATGTACGACTACGCGCTCAAGGTGCGCGACCGCGTGATCGACAACCCGTACTTCTTGCCCGTGGTCTACTCGGCGAGCGAGGGCGACGATTGGACGAGTCCAGAGACCTGGCGCAAGTGCGCGCCGAGTCTCGGGCACACGGTGCACGAGGGGTACTACGCCGAGAAGTGCAAGGAGGCGCAGGAGCAGCCGAGCATGGAGACTCCGTTTCGCACCTACTACCTGTGCCAACATGTCTCCGCCTCGAACCGATGGCTTCGCATGGCCGACTGGGACAAGTGCCGACTGGACTTCGACGAGTCCCGGCTCGCCGGCCTCCCGTGCTACCTCGGGATCGACTTGGGCGAAACGAGCGACCTCACCGCGCTCACGGCGGTCTGGCTCGACAAGGACGAGGCGTGGGTGCGCTCGTGGGCATTTGCGCCCGAGGAAGGCGCGCAGCGGCGGCAGAAGCGGGACAAGGTGCCATACCTCGACTGGAGCCGGCAGGGGAATATGAGGCTCACACCGGGCGACGCGACCGACTACGAGTTCGTGCGGCGGGAGATCCTGCGGATCGTCGGCGAGCACAAGGTGCAGGCGGTCGGGTACGACCCATACAACGCGAGTGGCCTCGCGCAGCAACTCGAGGCCGACGGCCTGCGGCTCAAGCGAGTGCCCCAGTCGTACTACTACATGGCCGAGCCGACGAAGCGATGGGAGGCGATGGTGACGAACCATCGGCTCCGGCACGACGGCAATCCGGTTCTCACTTGGGCAATGTCCAACTGCGTCGTGGAACTCGACGCGAACTCGAACCCGCGACCGAGCAAGCGACGCTCAACGGAGAAGATCGACCCCGTGGTCGCGGGAATCGTGGCACTCGCGGTAGCACTCGATGCCGCGCCGACGGTATCACAAGCGACACCGTACGCCGAGAGAGGAATCCTATGGCTCTGATCGACTGGTTCCGCCGACCCGCCCCGACTCCCGAGCCGACGCTCGAAGAGCGCGCGGTGATCGACCGCTCGCCGATCGGACAGCCTCCGGGCGGAGCGCAGGCGTATATCTCGACCTACGCGGACACGGGCCGCTCGATCACGCCGGAGGCCGCGAGGGAGGCTCCGACGGTCTACGCCTGCACGCGGCTCATCTCCCAGAGCGTGGCGCGCATGGAGTGGCGAGTGATGCGCCGGGAGGGAGGGATCCCGGTTCCCGCTCGCGAGCATCCGCTCTATCGGCTCCTGAACATCGAGCCGAACCCGTACATGGGCGCGATGGTCTGGCGCGAGTCGATGCTCCTCGACTGCCTCCTCTACGGGAACGCCTATGCCGTGATCGAGCGCGACGCGGTCGGCCGCGTGGTCGGTCTGCACAAGTTGCGGGCGGACTCGGTCGAGGTCTCGCGCGGCCCGGACGGGATGCCCGTCTACTCGTACACCTCCTCGCGTTGGGGCGTGTCGAAGAGCACCGATCAGGTGTGGCAGGCGTACGACATCTTCCACCTCCGCGCGCCGAGCCTCGACGGTCTCCTCGGCGAGACTCCGATCTACCTCGTGCGGAACATCATCGGCGTGGAACTCGAGGCCGAGAAGTTCGTCGCCTCGTTCTTCCGAAACGGCGCACGGCCGGCGGGCCTCATCAAGGTGACGGGCACGCTCACCGAAGAGGCACTCAAGCGGCTACGCCAGTCGTGGCAGTCGATCACGG